TTAGGATGTTCGTTAGCATACTTCTTATCAGTTAGTGCCATGACTAGTAGTCTCTTTCTTCAGCCATTCTAAAGATAGATGGGTCAACTTTTGATTTAGCACCTGGCTTATCATTGCTGTCTCCAGCAGTTGCACCATGAGTAACTTTTGAGTTAGGGTCTATAGCTAATTTTTCATTTTTAACTTTAGCCACATCTGCAGAAAGTTCACCATGTTTGTATCTTTTCATTATGTCCATATTAGTCTCCTTTTTTTGTAATGTATTTAGATTTCATTTTTACGTCTCTAGGTTTTCCTGAGTAACCATATGAGCTATTATTTTTATCAGATTTTTTTGTAATATACTTAGATTTTTTTTCTGGCTTTACAGGTCCTGTATAACCATAAAATTTAGGATCTGATGTTTTCTTTTTTATAAAGTCAGACATTAGTAATCTTTTTCGTCAGCTAACGTATTAAAGTTAGCATCTAATTGACTTCTGAATTTCTTTGGCTCAAAGTAATCAAACTTACCATCCTGAGTTTCCATAGCACGTTCTTCTTTACCATAAGTAATTTTTAAATTACCTGGTTGTTGATTCGGTTGCTTTCCATCAGGAGCTGAACTTATATCACCTTGCTTAACTTTAGCTTTGGGGTCAAATTTAGTTTCCATATTGTTCCTATGTTTTTATTTTTTTTATTTGTAAAACGTTTGTTGTTGGGAGGGCAGTATAACCACCACCTGTTTTTACTTTACCATTATCTTCAAATATAAAATCTGACATGATAACAGTTTTTTTATCGTCTTGAAATACTAAGTATCCTAAACTACAGCATATTGCTGTGCTAGCATTTTTAATATCTGGAATCTCAGCCCAGCCTGCATCTCCAACGATATCTTCCCATATCACTTGTACTAAGTCATAAGGAAAATTCTTTTTATTTATAGTAGGTAACTTTACTTTCTTCATATCTCCCCTTTGTTAATATCCAAATATTTTATCTGAGGGGACAAAATTAGTTGTTGTACTACTACCAAATGCTTTTCTTGCATAACTTGTATGCATCGGTCTACTCATACATCCATATCTTAATGCATCATATGCGTGATCTTCTACGTGTGTATTAATGTCTTCTGGATTATTATCATCTATTGGTAGTGTAGGGAATGTTCTTAATAAGTTCCTACAATTAGAAAATATACGAATACCAGGTTCATTGTCTTCAACCTTTAATCTTTTGTGGATTTCTAACTTTCCACTAATTCTACTTCTTGGAGTTCTATCAGAAGGTCTCCAACGGCATCCAGCTTGAATCATTGTCTCTGCAATGCTTGGACCCACATCACCTCTTCTTGCCCATGTACTAGCGTCTAAAACCCCGTAGCGTATGTATTCTCCGTGCTCTAGGTCTAGAACTTTTCTTGCGAATACATCTGCTGTAATCTTTTGAGTATACAGTTCTCTATAAACCCATAAATTATTATCGTAGTCAATAGCAAACCATAAACAACAAGCAGGAGAACTATAACCCCAGTCAGCAGCACGAAATCGCTGCCAGCCTTTAGGTATTTCAAAAGGTTCAACAACATGTGCATCTCTGTCAAATTCTGAGAATGCTGCATTAGAAAATGCATCCCAGTCTCCATTTAAAAATTGTTTTCTCTGTACTTCTGGTAGTGATGATAACATTGCATAGTAATCATCAGTCTGCATAAGGTACGGATTATCTTGTAACTTAGCTGGTATAAATCTTCTTGTTATATATTTTATACCTGTGGGTGTAGAAATCTCTATGTTAAAAGCTGTGTTTGGATCTATAGGATCTACAAACATTTCTTTAACCCATTGTGATCCAACGTTACCTGGGTTGCCTGTAGCCCTCATGTATACTGGTATACTTGGATCAACTGATCTAAGTGACGATCTTAGAAAATTATATATATCTGGCGAAGGATATTGTGGAAGTTCGTCTATTCCTATCCATGTGTATGATTGCCCTTGGTATCGCAAAACGTCTGTCATGTTCTCTGCATAACCAAACTCTATTTTTGCTCCTGATGGGAATCTCCACTCTTTTTCTTGCTCTCTCCATTTTGCTCCTGGATATGCTCTTGAGTATAATCGTTGAGAATGATTAATCAAATCTCTTAACTCAGGCATTGTTCTTCGAAGTAGTAGACAACGATGATGTTCTTTATGACAGTATCGTAGAGGATCTATTAACATGGCATAAGATTTACCACCACCTCTTGCTCCACCGTAAAACACTTCTCGTTCTGATGCTGCTAGAAAATCTCTTTGTGGACCATCATTTGGTTTAAAGATTATATTCTGTGCAGATAGATGTTCCTGTATATTTTCTGGAACTTCGTCTATTACGTCTTGGGTTATAAGTTGCTGTTCTTTACCATCCAATACTTTGTCAATGGTTAACAATTTATCCTTGACATTTTTTGCATGAGCCTTGGCTGAACGTAGAGATTGTTCTGCCTTTGCAACTTTTTTACGTGTTCTAGCTAAAGCTTGTTTAGCCGACTGCTTGGCTTTGGTTTTGACTTTCTTCTTTGGTTTTGGAAGCGGTATCTCTTGCAACTCTTTTTCTAAGTCCGACATATGATATGTATCTTCCTGTTTTTCTTGTTAGCCAAATAGCTACCTCTCGGTATGAACATGTTTTTAAAAATTTTTTTGCTTCTTCTAAAGCTTCTAATTCAGATTCTATTGGTTCAATATAATCTGGGTCTTCTGATAATTTATAACCAAAAGGAATTGTACGTGCCTTTCTTTTAATCTTGGACTGGAGTAACAATTGATTCTTCTGGTTCATCTTTTGCTGGTAATATAAACATACCATGTTTTAAATTCATATTGACATCGAGCTGATCTTTTTTTACAATCCCAACTCGATCCAATATTTGGTTGGCAGCCGCTAATCTAATACTGGCATGTGGTGTCGTGCCATCCTCATCTAAGAGTTCGACCAGTTTAGTTGCTGCCTTGGCAGAGTACGTGGATAGGTGATTCTCCGCCAATTCTGTAATTTCTTTTTTTAAGTTTCGGACAACTTTAGGATAGGAGTGGCTAGAGTAGCCTGCTAGTTCAGCGGCTTTTCTCGGATCTCCCTTCGCTTCTCCGAACAAAACGTCTAGAAACTTCTCCTGCATATCGGTTAAGTTTCTTTTTTGAGTCTTTAGAATAGTAGAATCCATTATTTGCATTTATAAGCTCCATGATTTCCTTAAATGGAAGATCAGTAGCTTTCTTGGTTAACATTGTTTTTAGTTTGCTGCTAATTTTGCTTCTAACTCTTTTAAGTTTTTAGCAGAGAAGTTTTTACCTTTAGCTTTTCTGTCTTTCATGTACTTAATTCTTTTTTTGTATGATGCAACAGTGTCAGCGTCTAGATTAGATTTCTTTTTAATGCTACCCTTAGGTGCAATTCTAGTTTTCATCTTATCTTTGTTCTCGCCTTTACCTTTATTAGTCATGTAAGACTTTCCACCATAAGTGAAAGTACTCTTACCTGCTTTAGTAGCATCATCAAACGTAGATTTAAATGATCTATCACTAATTTTAGTTTTAGCTTCATCTCTTGTTGCAGCTTTTTTAGCTTTGAACATGCTTTCTGCAGCGTACATCTTAGATGTAGCAGCTGTATTAGCTTTTCCTGATTCTGTTGATAATCTAATTGCTTTAGATTTTGGACTTTCGAAGATAGAACCACCTTTCTTGCTAGATTTTTTACCAGCATTAGTGACTTTACCATCTTTGTCGACTCTGATAGACTTAAGATTCTTCTTTTTCATCTTCTCCAGAGTTTTTTTATTTGTTATAGCCATAATTATATCCTTAAATTGTTAAACTTTATGGGAATCCTAGGTGTTCCCGATAAAATTGGTACAGTTTAGTGATGACCCGTTGTGCATGTATGCATGCGGTTGTGTTTGTGTGTCCGTTTAAAGTGTACCTGATTCTAGTATACACACGATATTGACTTTTGTCAAGTATTAAATTAAGA